AAAAGGGCTTTGATCATTCCAGCCTTAGTAGGAGGAATTTTAACTTCTTCTTTTTTCACGGATTCATCCTCTTTTTCGTCATCATCATCATCATCTTCGTCATCATCTTCGTCATCATCTTCGTCATCATCATCTTTACCTTTTTTCTTATCAATTGCTTTTTGTAGTGCAGGAGGCAATTCACCTTCCTTCACTTCTTCTTCTTGTTCTGGAGCTTCAACAAGTTCTTCTTGTTCAGTTTCTTCCAGAACTTCTTCGTTAGTATTTTCCATAGACATTGAAACTCCTAAAAGTTATAGTAATTTATACTGTTAATATTTATAAAATCATAGTTTTGACAATAAATTTTTGAACTCGTTCAATTTTACTTCCTCAAGTTCTCTGGAAGAGGCTTTTAGGATATTATTCCTTGCCCGTTCTATATCTTGTTCTCGCAAAAATCCATTATCCCAAATCCATTCTTTCCCTTCCATGATGCCTTCAACGAAAGCGCCAGGAGCAGAAGGATCTGCGACAATATCAGCTGCGGTTGCAAGATAGAAATCTTTTTGTACAATCTGAGCGTTCTTTATATCTGGTTTTAATGTTCCCATTCCCCTTGAAGAAACACCCAATCTTGCACCCTCATCAATCAAACACTTAACAATTTGTCCATTTGGTGTATTTAAAATCTTTGCACGCCCAACAAAATTCTTACCTTCTTTTACTAAGGAAGTAATCATGTGTGATGCACGATCAAGATTGACCGTTGGGCCGTCAGGGTGTCCAAGTTCTCCAAATGCACGTTTTGGTTCTACATATTCCTTGACATATCGGTTCACTTCTTTTTCAAGAATATCTAACGGATAAATTCTCCCATTTTTGTTCTTTTTTTCCGACTGCATGAAAATGCCTTCGATAAAGTACTGTTTGGGTTTATCTGAACCTTCTTCTTCAATAAATTCATAATTTACAGATTCTTGTAATTCGCAAATTAATTTCATTTGTCTGTCCTATTTTGCGTTACTGAATGCAAAATCCAAGATTTTTAAGAAAGATTTTGTATCTTTGTTCATGTTATCTTGCATTTTTTTCTTGTTAGAACTATTTAGTGTGTCAAAGGTTTTCAGAATAGTTTTTGCGGATTCGGGGTCAATCGGAACCGATGTACCACTTTTAAACTTAATTTCTGATTCTTTTTTCTTTTTTACAACAGATCTCAATTGATCTACAACATCTTCTTTCAAAGATTTTTCTGACCGAATTACCTCTTCGACTTTTCTCTCTTTAACAGGAAAACCTATTGATTTTCTAAATTCTTTATATGTTTTCATCAAATTCCAGAAGAAGCAATTACAGTATATGTTCCATTTGTTACATTTGCCAATATAAATTGATCAGTATCTTTATGAATAACAGTCAATGAAGCAGCCGGTACAGTAATAGAACCTTGAACTGTTCCACTGGTTCCGCCTTCAGTTCCATCATTTTCAACTACTGAAATGATTGAAATCGCCGATGCATAAACCGCAACGCATGTTGCTTTACCCAAACTCAATTCTGTAGCAGTTGTGGCCGTCTTTGCGGCTAATAGTTTCATTGTGTCTCCGTTGTTTCTGGTTCTGGTTCCGCCTGAACCTCTACTTCTGGTTCTTCGATTGAAATTTCTTCTTTGTCCGAAAACATTCTGGCAGAAACTTCTCGTTTTCTGGTTTCTAATCCATCTATCACCTTACTTGTAATTATCTGATCAAATGCATCGTGAACCTGTGTAGGACTACTTTGCATTGAATAATCTATAATGTCTACTGTTTTAAAATCTTGTTCTGCCATTTTTATCTCCAATAATTATCTATTAATATTTATAAACTTTTAAAGGTGTAACCCTCTAATATTCTTCTTCTCCACCTTCTTCACCTCCACCTTCTTCTTCTGCTTCTTTTGCAATCAATTCATCTTGTTTTTCAACTTCTGCCGCTGTTTGTCTGAGAATATTTGCTCGGAACCACTCTTTAGAATAATACTTTCCAACATATTCTTCTGAGTTTCTTGCAAGGTCTAAACGTTGAGACATAGTTTCTTGATGTTTAAATTCTGAATAGTAATGATCCTTTTCAAACCTGTAATGAACCTTATCTTTGATCTTGGCCCATTCTGCAGCAGTCATGATATTTTTCAGAATCAACTGTCTTTCCATTATTTCATCAAATAAAAGAGAAAATCTTGTCTGCAATTTTTTGATAAATTTACTGAAAAGTAATTCATCCCTCGTAATTTCACTTTCTCTCCCCAAAGAGAATCCCGATTCTGCTTCAAGTCGTGAAACAGGGACATGCATTGCTTTATATAATTTTCGTTGAAAGTACTCAACATCATCCAGTTGTCCTAAATTTTCTCCGCCAGGAAGTGTGGTTATTTCTGTTCCTCGACCACCTTCTCTTCGTGGCAACCAATAATCTTCTAGCATTGATTGATGTCTGCGATCATCTTTGACTTCACCAGTATCCGAATCATAAACCAGTTTATTCTTATATCGTGTCATAATGTCACGAATATATTGTTCTGCTTTTAATTTAGGTAGATTACCAACATCAATATAAAAAATCCTTCGTTCAGGTGCTCTTGAAATACGATAAATGACAATAGCGTCTTCTACCATTCGGAGTTGATTGAGTGGTTTGATTGCTTTGTGGAGATAAGATAATACGCCAGTTTTTGTGGGATTAAGTAAACCAGAGGTAGCGTATGCGATACTATCACCTGAAATTAATAAACCATCAGATGTTCTATTTCCCAATCCAGCTTCATTGTAGTTGAACATTGAATTGACACTTACTTCTTTTTTCTTTGGATCAGCAGTATCTTTTTGATTTATCTGTTTTACTTTTTTAATTTTTGTAGCATCTAGACTGCGGAGTTCAACAATTCCAAGATTTGGATTGTTCTCGTCAATCATAATATGGTAATACAACTTACCTTCCACATACCATCTGCGGAAAATATCGTAACCAAAATTATTGAAATTCAATAAATCCAATACTGTATGAAATTCATCGGTTACTTTTTTCTTGATTCCAACGGATAGATTTGTTCTGTCGAGGATAATATCAACAGGATTTCGTGTATCATCTACTACGATTGATTCGTTGATAATATTGTCTATCGCGATTTCACAATCAGAAGTTTGAGCCATTTCACGATATTTTAGAATCAGTTCAATTTCACTTTTATACTGACCATCTAAATCCAGAGAAGTACCATAAGCACCAGCTCCAGATACCATCATAGAACCATCGTCATTTTCCGGCATAGTAAATGCTGGAACATTCGCGTTTGGTGCTCCTTGATTCTTTCTTTCAATTTTGAAACCAAATATTTCAAAAGCCATAATTTATTCTCCTATTATAATTTATCATGCTGCTTTTTCCCAGCAATCATATGTCCACGAACAAGTATAAGTTTCAATTGAGTTACCTTCCCAACTAAGAGCAATAGAGGATAATGCAGTTGGAAAAGCTCCTAAAAATTTATACGTTTCCAGACTTTTACCATTTTTACTAAACTGAGTAACACTTATATCTTCTTTATAACCAGCATTCTCACCTTCTCTATTACTAGTAAATTCCTTACTTCTAGTATTTAGTTTGTATTTTGAGAGCAAATCCATCCACTGTTCTATTTTTTTTCTTACTCCAAAATCTTCATCATTTATGATCGTAGTTTCCCAAACATCAAAAGTTCTATCTGCTGCAACTTTTATGGATTTTCCGTGATAAAATACATCGTATGTTCCAACTGTGCTTGCTGGAATAGATGCTGCTGATATTAAAAATTGAGCATTGACTGCGGGATTGGTTATAGGGGAAGGATAACTAAGATTAACTTGAAAAAGGGCGGATTTTGCTCCTCCGCCTTTTAGATTTGATTTGAATTCTGAGATTCCGAAAGCCATTCATTTATCTGTTTCTAATATTAGTTTGATTTCCATGAATCAAAGCACCATTCTACTGGATACTCTTCTATTGCATCAGAATCCCATCCAAGAGTGATTTCACCAAGAGTTGTTGGCCAAATATTATTAATGGTGTAACTTTGACCATCTTCACCGTCTTTGTTTACCTGAGTAACAACAGCTTGACCTTCAAAATATGACCCAGCTTCATTAGCATAACCACCATATTCTTTATTTCTTTCACCATCTAGTTGACCAGAAATTGTTCTCATCCATTCCATGACTTTATTTCTCATAGAAAAGTCGTCATCGTTAATTATAGTAGTTGACCAGTTATCAAAAGTTCTAAATCCAGCATATTTAATTGGTCTTCCAACATAGTTTATAGGAAGAGCAGCAATAGTTGAGCCTGGAATTTGAGCAGATTTAACTAGTATAGCTTCATTGTCTTTGAAAGATAACGAACCGTCAACCGAATTGCTAATTTTTACTTTGAATAAATTGGGCCTTGCACCCCCACCGTTTGAAGCAATGTTAGATTTAAATTGTGAAACTGTGAATCCCATATTTTTCCCTTTAAATTATTCTTGGTCACCCAAATCTGTAGAAGTAAGTTGAGCAGTTGAAGTATAATAGTTATATTCCCATGTAACACTAAATTCTTCCATTGCTCCTGTTGTGTCGTAATTTAACTCCATAGCATCAACAGCACTTGGCCAACAATCTATAAAATCAAAGTCTATTGCAACATCACCAGTTTTTGTATATTGTCTTATTTTAACAGTTCCATACCAATCGGCTGGCAATACACTTCCTGCTAAATTGTTTTCAGTTCCGTTAATATACTCCATCCAAGCTTCCATACCTTTTCTTATTCCATAATCTTCTGGATTAATAAACGTAGTGGACAAAGTTCCAAACGTCATTTCGCCTGGAAGTTTAACTGTTCGACCAAAATACTGTTTTTCCATTGGTGTAACAGTCAAGCCAGGAATTGAAGTAGTAGTACATTGATACTGAGATTTTCTCAATGCATCCAATCCTTGCGGGCCAGTTGGAATGTATATTTGTACGTCAAATAAACTTGGCCGAGCGCCCCCTAATGTGAGCGCCGACTTAAAGTCTGAAATTTTTCCTATTGCCATCTAATTTTCTCCTAATCTTGTTGTAATTATTTATATCAAAAATATTAAACAGCACCAACGACTTCGGAAAATTCTACACCACTTCTAACAGCAACAAAGTTGAGTTGAATGAAGTTGATAGCTCGTGAAGGTTTAATGAAAATATCTCCCCTAAACGAATTAGAATCTACAACTTGTGGAGTATTATTAGAAGCATCACACACGACTCTAAAGTCTTGTATTCCACCTCTACCTTGAATGTCTCTCAAGAACGGTTCTACCATTGCAACAAACTGTGAACGTGTGAACTCATCGTTGAATTCAAACATCTGAAACTTAGCAGAATTTGAAATTGCTTTTTCCAGAAGAATGAATAGTCGTCTTACGTTAATTCTATCAAACGCAGATGGTTTAGTTAATTGTGTCTTATCTCCAAAAAGAACTGTTCCTTCGCCTGGAAATGAAACAACTGGATTGACTTGTGCTTGATACAACTTATCACGTTCTGCTTTCTTAGGATTGTAAGGAAGTTGAACCACACCTTTAATCTGACCTCTGGTAAAACCAGCTGGAGAGAAGAAAGGATCACGAACTTGATCTGTCTGAGCACAAAGACCGGCTATATCACCATTCAACGGAACAAATCTCATCTTATCGTTATGTTTGTCGAACTGTTGTTTATATCCAGAATCCATAACAGCGTAAGAGGAATTCTTATTGACTGTATCTCTAAAATCA